AAAAGCGCCCCCCAGCCGCGAGGCCGGGGGGCTTCTTTTTGGGCGCTCGACGACTCAGGGCTCGGCGCCGCCGGTGTCGGCCATGGCCTGCTCGGGCTCGGCCGCCGCCGGCTCAGGCGCAGCGGGTGGCGCCTCGTCGGGCGCGTCGGGCGCGTTGCTGTTTGCGGCGTTCAGCTCGATCTGGCGGATCATCCCTTGCGGGCTGTTCAGCCGCCCCGCCTCGGCCAGCTTGGCGGGTCCGAACTTCTGGTAGGTGTCCGAGATGTGCGGCGCGATCTTCTGCCACGCCGCCATGTTCTGCTCGCCCAGGAGGATGCCGGCCATCGCCATGCGCTGCTGGAGCGTGCGGGCCACGGCCGGGCTGACTTTCATCACGCCCTGGCGCAGGTCGGCGTAGGGGGCGAGCGGCTTCTGCACCCAGCCCTTCTGGCCGATCAGGGTGAGCGCGTCGCCCATCTCACCCACGGCGTAGTGTTCGAGGGCGCGGTCGACCACCACGATCTGCTCGGGAGTCAGGCGGATGCGCTGGCCTTGCAGCGTGGTGAGTTCACCCGCCTCCAGCTCGCGGCGGATGTCGCCGACCTGGGCGACCACCTTCGCGGCGCGGTTCATCGGGTGGTATTCCTGGTAGCCCCCGGGGATGAGCGCCAGCTCGGCGTACTGCTTCTCGGCCGGTGGCAGGCCGTTGACGTAGGTGATCAGGTTGGCGGTGTCGCCGTTGGTGCGCAGGTTGTCGACGGTCGCCTTGACCTGGGCGAGCGTGCCGCCGTTCTGCGCCATGTTGTCCCAGAACACCCGCGTCGGCAGGGCGTTGCGGTCGGGGTCCTTGAGGAAGCGGCCGGTGATCCAGTTGTTCTCGGGCGTGTCGGCCCGCTTGGGGCGCCCGGGTTCGAACACGTTGCTCGCGTGCTCGATGGTCTGCCCCCAGTTGCCGAGCACCCCGGAGAGCATCACGTCGATGTCGGCCGGCGCCACGTGCAGCCCCGCGCCGACCACCTTGGCCAGGTAGGACGTGTAGGAGTTGGTCTGGAACTGCGGGTCGAGGCCCATCTTGCTCTCGGGGATGATCGGCGCGCCCTGGTTGAACTTGCCGGTGAGCACCTGCTGGATGAACGGCGCGCCACGGTCGTCGCGGTTGGTGGCGAGCTGCTTGACCATCGACAGCGCCGGGATGTCGACCGGCGGGAAAATCCACCGCTCCAGGTCTTCGCCCAGGTAGGGCAGGATTTCAGGGTTCTGAGTCGCCGCGTACTCGAACGCGCGCTCGATGGCGTCCAGCACGATCGAGCCCTCGAACGGCTTGGGCACGACGAGCATGTCGCCGCCGGGGCCCTTGAACACCCAGTGGCTGCCGCGAATTTCGGGCGGCACGTTCTGATACTCCGGGTCTTTGTCGAGGCCGGTCCCGTACTTGTAGCCGGCGTAGAGCAGGCCGGCGGCGGTCAGGAACGTGTAGGCCCGGATGGTCTGCGTGAGCTGGCGGCTTTCGTTCGGGGTGAGGTTGGAGAAGGTCGGCTTGCGGGCGCCGGGAGGAAGGGGCGGCGGCCCGGCCGGGGCCGGCTTGCCCTGGCCGGTGAGCGCGCGCTGCTGCTGCCAGCCCATCGCCTGCATGGCCAGGTTGTGGATGTTGTAGTCGCCGGTCCCGGTGCGGACGTACTTCTCGGCGCCCTGCACGGAGGCGTTGAGGAAGGCGGCGATCTTGCTGATCGAGCCCATGTGCGCGCCACGCCTGGCGTAGTTGCGGGCGTCGCGGGCCTCGAACGCCGCCTCCTGGTCGGCCTGCCAGGGGGTCATCCCACGGTTCTGGAAATACTTCGACCCGGCCAGGAAGATGCCCAGGCGGTTGGCGGTCTCGGAGATTTCGGTGAGGTGCATCAGGCCCGACAGGGAGCTGACGCGCCTGATCTGGACGCGGCCCCGGTTGAGGGCGCTGATGCTCTTCTGCGTGCGCGCCTTGTCCATGCTGGCCACGACGGTGCCGCCGACGATGCCGCGCGCCGCCGCGTAGCGCCTAGTGAGGTCGGACTGGGTGATGTCGGCCCAGGCGCCTTGCCCGCCGTGCCAGAACGGGATGAACCCGACGTTGGTGTTGAGGGCGTCGGCGATCTCGCCCCGGATGTAGTTGGCCAGGATGAACGTCGGGTGCGTCACCACGCCGGCCCGCAGCGACGTGGTGGTCCCGCGCAGCACGCTCACCAGCAGGTTCTTGCTGTCGCGGTCCATGCCGTCGAGCACGTTGCGGAGCTGGTGGCCGAACTGGCTGTCGGCCAGCTCCCCGGCGATCCGCTGGCCGTTCACCCAGGCGTAGATGGTGGGGGTGCGCGTCTCCTTGGCGTCGACCGTCCTCCACATCGTGGCCGTGGTCTCGCCGGCCAGCAGGCTCTCGATGTCCTGCCCCAGCGCCGCGATCTCGTTGGGGTCGGCGCCGGCCGCGATGGCGGCGGTCTTGAAGGCTTCCAGGGCGTCGACCTGGACAGGCGCGCGGGTCGTGGTCGGGACGCGGGTGAGGATGTCGGAGCTGCGCGTACCCGCCTCGTCGGCCAGCTTGAACAGGGCCCGGTTGACGTCGTTCTGGGCCATGAACTGGTGCAGCGCGTGGGTCTGCTCCATGATCGTCTGGATCGGGTTGATGACCGCGCCGAAGTCGCCGGTGATGGCGTGCGCGCCGCCCGCGTGACGCAGGTTGCCGCCGCCCGATCCGCCCACATCGCCTTCGCCGCCCGAGCCGCCGGGGCGCCCCTTCCGGGTGCGCGCGAACGGCACGTGGTCGGGGTTCATCTCGATCCCGAGGCGGTGGATTTGTGCGGTGATCTGGCCGCTGTCGAGGCGCTTGTCCCACAGCGCCCGGTTGTACTCGTAGACCATCTCGGCGGCCTTCGCCCACGTGGGGTTGTGCTGCTCGTACCAGATCACCGCGTTCTTGTTGCTGGTCGCCGAGAGGCCATCCGGGGGGCGTCGGAGCTGCTTCCGGTTGTAGCGATCCCAGAGCTGCACCGACCGGCGCGCGACCAGGTAGTGGCCGAACTCGGCGAGCTGGTTGATGTCCCACCTGGCGCCCGGCGTCAGCACGCCCGGCGGCCTGCCCACGGCATGTTCGAGGGCCGCGTACAGCGACGACGCGGGCCGGTCGGGGATGGCCGCCGTGCCCGGCGCCGGCGCGCCCTGCGGGACGTTGGCCAGCTCGTTGGTGTGGTACTTGTGGACGCCGTACACCAGGTCGGCGTGGGCCGCACTGTAGGCGTCGACCCCCATCTGGGCCTGCTTGTAGGGGTCGCGCCACGCCGGCAGGTCTTCGCGGTAGCCGAGGTTGTGGGCCCGGATCGCCATGAGCCGGTTGCGGGCGATCTTCAGCGGGTTGAGGTGGTCGATGTAGCGACGGTAAGCCTCGTCGGCCAGCTCGCCGATCCAGCCCATCGGACGGCTCGCGGCGTCCTTGGCCATGGCCGCCCAGGCGGCCGGGCCCTTCTTGACCATGTACTCGCTGGGGTGGAGCACGTTGCGGTGCTCGGTCGGGCCCGAGGCCAGGAAGTCGTGGTAGTCCTTTTGGATTTCGCGGAGCCCGGCGAGCAGCTTCGGGTTGTCCTTGGCCAGCGCCGCCTCGAACGCCTTGTAGAAGTTCGGCGTCTCCCGCAGCACGTGGTTCTGGTTGGTCATGTAGTAGCGGAAAAACTCGGCGAACCCCTCGTGCAGGCCGACCGTCTTGTTCGCCCGGTTGGGGATGTAGTCGATGGGGCGCAGCTCGCCCGCGTGCGCCTTGATGGCCTTGTTCAGCTCGGGGTAGAGGCCCCGGTCGCGCAGCTCCAGCGCGTGGCCCAGCTCGTGCGCGACGGTGTTGTACTCGTCGAACCACTTGACCTTCGTCTCGCCCGTGCTGGGGACGAAGTAGCCTAGCGTCCCGCCACCCATCCGGCCGACCCGGATCGGCACGCCGAGCAGCTTGCCCAGCTCGTGCGCCATCTGGTCGACGCGCTTGATCTTGGAGGAGGTGAAGCCGACCACGCCGCGCGCCTGGGCCTCGGCGATCGTGCCCGCCGGGCGGCGCCGGCCACGGCCCACCAGGGGGTCGGGTTCGGGGCGCTCCAGGGTGTCGGCCTCGGGGTGCTCGCGGTCCTCCAGAGTCGCCGGCTCGGGGTGCTCGCCCTCCTCCACCCGCTCGGCCTGGATGCGGCTCGGGTCGAAGGTGACGTAGTTCCAGGTGGGGTTCTTGATCGCCTCCGCGTACTCCAGGGCGAAGCGCGCCCGGCTGAGCTGGTCGATGATGTTCTGGGGCGGGTTGGGACCGTACTCGCGCAGCCGCTTCTCGCCCGCGACCACCTGCCGGCGGAACTTGTCGATGTTGAGCACGTCGCGCGACCGATGGTCGAGGTAGCTCAGGCCGGCGACACCCTCCTCCCGCAGCACGCGGGTGGCCTCGCGCGGGCCGGTGGCCTTGGTGCGCCCTTCCGTGATGTGCTCGGAGGCGTAGTGCGCCAGCTCCTGGTAGAAGTCAGAGCCGGTTGCGTGTCCCTCGCGGGAGGTCGCCTCCATGATGTCCGGGCGCTCGCGCGAACCCAGCTTCATCGTCCCCAGCAGCTCGGCCATCCGGTCCACCCGGTTCGGCGAGCGCACCTCGTTGAGCGAGTAGCCCCAGCGCCGGGCGATGGCGATCTGGTCGCTGATCCGCTGCATCGCCTCGCGCACCTTCGGCGACTGCTCGGAGAGCGCCAGGTCGTGGTCGATGAACTCGTCGTGCGCGGGGACTTCCCAGCGGTAGATGTTGCCGTCAGTGCCGGTGGCGCGAACACCCATCTCACCCCGCCGCACCCTGTCGGCGACGTCGGCCACGTGCTGGGCGATCTGCGCCTGCGCGCCAGGGTCCCGGAGCACGTGCTCAGGCCAGATTTTGTCGAGCCGCTGGCCGACAGCACCCGCGACAGCCTCGGGCGTGATGTCGGAGACCTTCTCCGTGGTGATGTCGAGGTGGTTGCGGGCCTTCTCGACCAACTGCTGCACGTGCCAGGGCTCGCCTTCCGTGCCGAAGGTGTCCAGGCGCCGACGATCGCCGCCCGCGTTGCGGTAGGTCTCGGCGGTGGCGAGATTGCCGGCGCTGTAGTGGCCGTAGCCGTAGGTCTGGTTGCCCTCGCCCTCGCCGATGAAGCGGTCGTCGGGCTGGCCGAACAGGTGGCGGGAGCCGTGCCAGGTGGTGAGGTCGAGCTGGTCGGGCGTCTCGCCTTCGGGCTCGTCGCGCCCCGGCAGGGTGTAGAGCGCGCCCGGCGCCTGTTCATCCAGCGTCAGCTCGGGCTGGCCCTTGGCCTTGGCGGTGTTGGCGCGCTCGATCAGGCCGTTCAGGAAGGCCGTCGACATCTCGTGGGCGGGGGCCATGAACATGTCGTTGGTGGCCTGCGCCCGCGCCATGGCGGTGTAGTCCTGGAGGTCGCGAGCGATGTTGTCGCCGGCCCGCACGCGCCTGAAGCCGTCGCCCTGGTAGAACAGCCGCAGGAACCGCTCGACGCGCGGGTCCTCGTCCGAGAAGGCGTCGATGCTGCTGTACTTGTCGGCGAGATTGACGGCGCCCTCGCGCTGCTGGCGCACCAGGCTGAACGCGGTGTTGAGCGCGTCGGTGGGGTCGAGCCCGGGGTCGATCACACCCCTGGCGGCGGCCTCCCGCATCATCGCCCACTGGGGCGCCACGGCCACGGCGGCCTTGCCCAGCGTGCCCATGTCCGGGTTGGGGTTTTCGAACATCGCCTGCACCAGCGAGTTGTCGCCGTAGGCTTTGGCGGTGAACGCCGCTTGCAGCCGGCGCACACCCTCGGCTGACAGCGCGCCCTTGGCGTCGACCAGTTGGTTCAGCTCGGCGGGCGAGGCGATCTGGCCCAGCACGGCGCGCACGAACGGGACGTTCTCGACGTTGGTCAGGCTGCCGCCCCGGTAGCTGTCCAGCACCTCGCCAGTGAGCTTGGAGGCGTCGACCTTGGCCTGCTCGCCGGCGCCCATCCTAGCGATGGCGCTGGTGTTGGCGTCCTGGAGGTAGGGGATCAGCTCGGCGCGAGTGAGCGGCGTCTGGCGCACGCGCACCAGGACCGGCTGCTTCATGCCGCTGGTGTCGTGGCCCTGGCTCTCCAGGTAGTCGCGGTAAGCCTGCGCGGCCGGGCCGCCCTCGGCGTACATCTGGCGCAGCGCCATGACCCGGCCGTTGCCGCTTTCGACCACCCCATCGGGGCCGACCATCGGGGCGCCCGTGCCGATTTCGGTGGAGGCTCCCAGCATCCCCGGACGGAACTGCTCGGGGTTGAGCATGGCGGCGATCTGGCCACGCATGGCGCCCCGGTCGCGCTGACGGGGTTGCAGCTCGGCGGGGTACTCGGGGTTGGCCGAGAAGTCGGCGTTGTTCGAGGCGGTGAGGTCGCCGGCCTCGGCCAGGCCGTACTGCACGGCGAGGTCGGGCCGCCCGGGTACGCTGATCGTGCCGGCGGCGCCCGGGCGGTAGTCGAGCGGCTGGCGCTCGGGCTCGGCGCCGACGACGTGGGCCGACGTGCTGGTCTGCGGGATTTTGTCGGGATCGACCGTCGCCAGCCACTTGCCGATGCGCTCGGCCGCCGCCCTCATGCCTGGCGTGGCGCGGTCGCCGTAGTGGGCCAGGTCGCGGACCATGCTGGCGTGGAGGTCGAGCCCGGCGGCGAAGATCGCCTTGGCGCGCGTGTCGTAGGGGCCCAGGCCGATCGGGATGTGCGCTCCGGTTTCGGCGCCCAGCTCGTAGCCGTGGCCGGCGTACCACTTGCCGTCCGCGCCCTGGCCGACCTGGATTTGAGCGCGCGCCATGCCGGTCTTGACGATCGGCATCGTGATGGCTTGCTCGGTCCCGCGAGGCACGATCGGCACGTAGCGTTCGCCCGGCTTTGGCGGGGCGACCGTGGGCTCGGCCGGCGTCGCCGCGCCCTGGCCTGCGGCCGGCGCCGTCTTCGCCAGGCCGGCCTCGACCGTGTCGGCCCACGCCCGGAACTTGGCGCGCTGGGCCATCTGGCTCTTTTCGACGGCGCTGGGATGACCGTACCGCTCGGGCTCGGCCATCCTGATGCGGATGCGCGCCAGGCCGTCGCGGATCGCCTCTTCGCGGGTGGCGAACGGGCCCTCGTGGTGGTCGGGCCACAGGCCGGTCCCCTCCGCGTGCATGGCCGTCGTGCGGTGCCACCACTGGCCGTTGGCGTCGGTCGCCAACTGGATGTTGGCGTTCCCCATCGCGTTCTTCTTGGGGTCCATCACCAGCGAGTCGGCCGCCGTGAGGCCCTGCGTCGCGCCCGGCCGCGCAGCGCGCTCGGGAGGCGGCTCGTTGGGCCTGGCCAGCACGGGGTTGAGGATCGCGTCCACCGCGTCGCGGGTGTAGGGCGTCATGAGGCCGCGCTGCTGGCTGAGGGGGACGCCGTGCGGGCGATAACCCCTCATCTCGTCATTCTGCGCGCCGAGGTATTCCGCCACACGGGAGCGCCCGTCTTTCGTGGCGCCGAGGACGGCTTCCAGGCGCTTGACGATGTCGCCCGTGGTGCCCGGGCGGGGTCCGCCGGGGAGGGCGTCGATCGCTTTGAGCCCCTTCGGGTTCTCGGCCTCCAGCCTGCTCCGGAACTGGGCCAGCTCCATCGCCTGGGCGATCCTGGTCGTCGGGTCCGCGCCGGGGAAGCCGTAGCGTTCCGACCCGGCATAGGCGCGGGCCGTGCTGCCCCTGTCGGCGGGCTCGCCCAGCGCCGTGGCGATGTGGTGCTCGCGGATGGCGTCCTGCGCCCGTTCGTACCCCTTGGGGAACGGCGTGTGCCCGGCGAACATGTTTTCGATGTGATCGCGGAAGGCGTTGGCCGCGTCCGCGCCGAACAGGCTCCGGTAGGCTTCCAGGGAGCCGTGGTACGCGCCGGCCGCGTTGCGCTGGTCCTCCTTCATCGAGGCTTCGACCTTGGCCCCGTTCTTCAGCTCGTCCAGCGGGCGCCCGCTCTCGACGTCGTAACCGCCCTCAAGCGCGGCGGTGAGCTGGCGATCCTGGAGCTGTAGCCCGAGCAGCCGCTTGGCCACCGCGTCGTGGTAGGCGCGCTGCTCGGCGACGTCGTTGGGGTTGGCGTAGACCGTCTCGCTGCCCGGCTGCGGCGTCGGGAAGGTGTCGACGAAGTCCCACGGCGTCCCAGCCACCGTGGGGGCCACCTGGGCGGGCGCTGGAGCCCCGCCGCCGGCCGGGGTGGTGTCAGTGGGCGCGGGCTTGGGCTCGGGCTCGGGCAACGGCGCGGCGGCCTTGGCGGCGATTTCAGCGGGGCCAGCGGTGCGCGTGAAGTCGACCGCCTGGGGCGTGCCGAAGGTGTTGCGCAGCAGCTTGATCCAGTTGCCCCGGCTGTCCTTGTCGGTCTCGGTGTTGTCGTCCCAGTGGACGATCGCGCCATCGTAGCCTCGGCCCAGGAGCATGTAGTGGAGGTTTTCGATGTCCTCCCCCTGGGGCATACCGGCGAAGTCCCAGCCGGCCTGCTCGGTGAGGTTTCTCCAATCCGCGTCCGAGCGGATCACGACCGGGTTCTTGAGCGGGGCCAGCTCGTTCTCGACGTTGGGGCCGAACTCCCCGGCGTCGGCCTTGTTGAAGGCGAAGTAGCGGCCGGGTCCCAGGATCGGCGTCGTCATGCCGTGGAAGTCGCTGTTGTAGGCGCTGGCCTGATCGGGGCGCCCGTAGCCGTGGTAGACCATCGGCGGCACGTCGGCGGGCCAGTTGAGCGGATGATCCATGCCCGCGAGCTGCGTCCCGTCCGACATCTTCTGGCCGGGCTGGGTGACCATGACGCTGTTCGGGTCGGGGTGCGGGCCCGGTTGCAGATCGACACCCGCCTGGAGCGTCGCCCAGCCGCTCGGTTGCCTGACGATGGGATGGCCGTCGTAAGTGCCCTCGAACGTGCCCTGGCGATTGACGCCCTTGCTGTCGGTCCAGTGGACGGTGTCGCCGTGCTGGAACGTCGGCGGGGGCGGCGCGGTGGGCTCGGGCGCCGCCGCCACGGGCGCCGGCCGGGGCGCGACGACGGGCGCGGCAGGCCCGGTCGGCGCGCCGGCGTTGATGGCCATGTCGCGGTAGCGCGAGCCCGCCATGTAGGCCGGTAGGAACTTCTTGCTCAGCGCCGGGTCGAGGGGAGCCCCGAGCGCGCCGGCCTGGAACGCCAGGCCGTGTCCAGCCGCCGTTTTGTTGGACCCGTAGGCCGCGAAGTACGCCTGGTGGATCGCCGGCAGGGACAGCGCCCCCTCGCGAGGCAGGTCGGCGGGTCCGAAGTGCGCGTGCTGCGGATCGTCCGGCACGCCTTGCGCACGTACTGGCCCGACAGTGGCCGTGTCGATGACGCGGTCGGCCGGGAACGGGCCCACGAGGGCGTGGGCCAGCTCCCACGCTTTCTGGGCGCCCTGGGTGGGCTCGACCACTGTCCGCCCGTTGATGCTGACGCCGTAGTAGGTGCCCCTGGTTTGCGGGTTGTAGTGGGAGATCACGGTGACCTGGTCGCGCGGGTCGACCGGCGGCTTCGCCAGCGGGTTGATGTCGGCCGGCACGGTCGGCGTCGTCGTCGGTTCTGCGCCTGGCGTGACCGTCTCGGGAGGCGGGGGCTCGGTGGTGGTCGGCTGAGTCGTGGCGGCGGGCGGCGTCGTCACGGGAGGCGGCGCGCCGCCAGTCTCGGGAGGCAGGAGGGTGCGCAGCCCACGCTCGTCGACGTTGGACACGATGCCGTTGAGCGTCATCTCCCGCAGGTGCTGTTCGGCCGCGTCGTGGCTGATGCCGATCGCCGGCCCGACGAAGTAGCGGTGGGGCGTGCCGCCGCCTTGCACCAGGTCGACGGCCTGGCGGTACGCCTCGTCGCCGGCCGGGTCAGTGATCGGCGGCGCGTTGGCGGCGGTGTGGAGCTGCTGCGCCAGAAACGCCTGCCCCTCGGGGTCGCTCTCGGCGGTCGCGGCCTGCCGGTCACCGCGATCCAGGATCGCCTGCACCACGTCCTGGCGCCCGGCGTCGCGGGCGGCGCGGATCGCCTGCACGGTTTGGATCGAGATGGGCGTGTGCTCCACGCCCCCCGTCATCGTCGTGGGCCCGAGCACGCCACCGACTTGGTTGGCGACGCCGATCGCCCGGCCGAGCGGCGACGCGCGATCGGCGGCGCTCATCGCGGCGTACTCCCGCCCCAGAACGTCCAGGCGTTGGTTGAGATCGGCGACCGCAGGCGTGGTGACTGTTGTCGGCGGCGCGAACTCTGACTCTGGCGGCGGCTTGGCCGAGGGGTCGATCTGCTCGATGCGCGCCTGGGCGCGGTCGACCGCCGCGTCGTGCGGGGTGAGCGCGACGGGCGGCTGTCCTCGGAACAGCCAGCCCTTTTGGCGCTCCGTGGCGGCCATGTTGGTGGCTTGCTCGGGCGTGATCGTCTTGCCCGCCAGCGCCTGGGCGGCGTTGAGATGCGCCATCATGTGCATCGGATCGTCGGCGGCGTTGGCGGCGGCCAGGTGCGCGTCGCTCAGGGATTGGAGGTAGCTGTTGGTGGCGTCGGCCGCCGGCCCTTCGATGCCCTTGGGGGTGTAGACCGGCGCCTCGCCGTGGCCGTGAGCGATCCCCGTGAGCAGCGAGATCGCGGCCATCTGCGCCGAGCCGGGGACGACGCCCTCGAACAAGTCCTGCTTGGGGTTGAGCTGCTGGGTGGCGAGGTTGGAGGCGACCGTAGAGCCCGCGCCGAACAGCGCCCCGCCCGGCAGCTCCCCAGCGCCGCGCGCCACCCAGCCCGGGATTTGCTCGAACCCCAGCCGCTCCAGGACGTTGAGCCCGGTCTGCTTCAGACCGGCCGGCAGCAGCGCGCCCGTCGCCGCGCCGAGCGGGGCCAGCGCCAGGCCGCCCTGGAGGCCGCCGGCCAGCGCCTCGGCGCGGTAGGCTTCGGGCGTGCCAGCCAGCCCCGCCTTCTCGGCCTTCTCCTGCTGCTCGACGATGCCCTGGCCGCCCATCGCGGCGGCGGCGAGAGGCGCGCCGACTTCAGGCACAGCCGCGAGGCCGGCGAACTCGGCGAGCTGCGGGACCTGCAACGCGACCTGCGAGGCGAAGCCCGGGTTGACGGGGACGTTCGCCTCGCCTTGCGCGGCCAGGGGCGCCGCAAAGGCCGGCGGCGCGTAGTCGGGCCCCTTCGCGGGCTGGGTGCGGGCGGGGAAGCCCAGGTCGCTCTCGGCCGCCGCCCAGCCCGCGCCCTCGCCGATCGGCAGGCCGCGCGTCATGCCCGGGTCGTTCTCGTGACGGATGAGGTTGGCGAAGGCTGCGGGGATTTCGCTGGTCTGGCCGGCGGCGATGTCGGTCCCGGCCCGGAGCGCCTGCGACGTCTGGCCGATCGGCTGGCCCGTGAGGAAGTCCACCGCGCGGCCGAGCGCCTCGGGGTCGTGGGTGCCGATGCCCCTGATGGTCTCGGCGAGAGCCCCCCGCGTCGCGTCCCAGATGCCGAGCGGCGGGGGCGCGTAGTTGGGCAACGGCAGGCCCGACGACATCAGGAGCCGGTTGGGATCGCCGGGCGCCAGCTCGGGGGTCGTGCCCAACTGCCCGAGGGTCATCAGCGCCTCGCCCTGGCTGGCCGGATCGGGGTCGGCCGTGGAGCCGAGCTGCACGCTCAGTCCGGTCAGGTTCGACGCGGGCGTGGCGGCGCCATCCCCACCGCCGCTCAGAGCGTAGGAAGGACCAGCGAGGCGCGAGCCGTCAGCCATGGGTCACCGCACCTGCATCGCTGTGCCGTTGGGCGTCTTGGCCCAATACGTGCCGTCGTTCAGTTGGTAGGCCCGGCCTGTCTGCATCTGCGTGAGGTCCGAGGCGGTTGGTCCTGGCGAAGTGGCGGCGGCCGGCGTCGCCGGGGTCCGGGCGCCGAGGACGGCGTTCACGGAGTTGAGGACCGGGGCGCCGACGATCGGCGGCGTGAGGGCCGAGACGGTGGGGCGCGTGACGGCGGGGCGCGTGACGGTGGGCGTCGCCACGGCGGCTGGCGGCGCGGCGCCGATCCCGCCGGGGTTCATCGCGCTGGAGGGCGGCGGAACGAACGGGCCGCGCACGGGTGGGGGGGCCACGCGCGGAGCCACCCTCGGGGCCACGGCCGGCGCTGCTGCTGGAGCTGACGCACTGGGGATCAGGTCGTTCGGCGTCAGCCCCATGGCCGCGTCGGTCAGGCCCCTCGCCGTCTTCCCCGCTGTGTACTCGTCGCTGAGCCTCAGCATCTCCTTGTCCTGGTCCGTCACGCTGCCGATGCCGTACTGCTGCACCTTCTGCATGATGCTCCCCACCAGGTCTGTCGGGGTCACTCGCCTGAGGTGCGCCTCGTAGGCGAGGGCCTGGCCGGCGGCGATGCCGACCCTCTGCCTCTCCAGTTGGAGCCGCGCGGCGGCGTCCGGCGCCCGGCTCTTCTCGTACTCCGCCTGGGTGTTGACCAACCGGATGCGCGCCTCCGCCAGCTCCTGCTCGGCCGCTTCTTTGCCGCCCGCCGGCAGCACCGTCAGGCTCGTCACCCCGGCGGGGGTGTTGGTCCCCGCGACGCCGGGCGTGTCGAACAGCTTCGGCGAGGTGATGGGCGCTGCCCCGGGCCCGGGGTAGCGGGTGTCGCCGCCGGGCAAGCTGAACGCCTCCAGGTGGGTGCCGAGCGCCTTGTTGAGGGTCGCGGTGTCGGCGGTGCGGAAGAACGCCTTGTCGAGGGGCGAGATGTCCGGGTCGGCTTCGGCGAACGCCTGCATGTAGGCCCGGTTGTGCTCGGCGATGGCCGCGTCGTAGGTGGCCTTGTTGGCGGCGTCGAAGCCGGCCGCCTGGGTGGCGTAGGCGTTGGTGTCCTTGCCCCGCAAGGACTCGCCGATGTCGCCGAGGGCCGCCAGGCCGATCATCCACTTCTGCTTGGTGCTGTACTGCGGGTTGGCGAACAGCCCCTTCTCGCCCTTGCCCTTGACTTCGTTGGGGTCGGCCGGCTGCGGGTTCTCAGCCAGGAACTTGGCGTTGAACGCCGCCAGTCCCTCGGGGGTCGAGAGCGGATTGACCGGCCTGGGCGGGGCCTGCGCCAGGATGCTGTCGACGGCCCCGGTGGTTCCCCCCGGGCCGCTGACGTCAGCCGGCGGCAGGCCGGGCAACGGGGCGTTGGCCTGGCCGGTGATCTGACCCTGGGTGAAGTCGGCGTGCTGCGGCGCGACGGCGTTCAGGTCAAACGCCAGGGTCGGGTCGAGCTGGGGCGCGGCGGCCGGCGGCGCAGCCGCCGCGAGCAGCCCGGGGTCCGGACCCCCCGGCAGCGCCAGCAGGCCCGTCTGAGTCAGCGGCGGCCCGGCGTAGTAGTCGGTCATGGACATGAGTCAGCCTCACGCGGCCAGCTTGCCGTAGTCGACGCCGAGCAGGCCGCCACCGGCCGGGAGCCGGCCAACGGCGTGGGGGTCGGTGCGCAGGGTCTCCTGCGCCAGGAGCCCGCGATGCTTCGGCGCGGCCGGGTGCTCGGTCTTGTACCGGAAGTCGACCCACCGGCGGCCACGACGATCCCACCCCGCCGTGGTGACGTCCTTCTTGATCCGCTCGTCGGACATCATCATCCCCGCCTGGGCGAGCTTCGAGGCGTCGGAGATGGCGGTGCCGATGTCGGCGGCGATGCCCGGGTCGGTGGTGCTGGTCGACGAGCCCGTGCTGGCGCTGTTGGTGGTGGCGGGCACGAGGCCGAGGGCCGCGTTGCGGATGGCCTGCTGCTGGGCCGGGTAGGCGCGCTCGGCGAGGTACTGGTTGTAGTTGAAGGTGTCCTGCGCCTGGGTCTGCGCCTGCTGGGTGGCGCCGACGCCCGTGAGCAGGTCGGCGTAGCTCTGGCCCTGGGTGAGCTGCTGCGCCGACTGGTTGGCCAGGAGCGTCGAGGCGGCCTGGTTCTGCTGGTTGGCGGTGAGGCCGGCGGCCTGGTTGGTCTGCTGCGCCGTCATGCCCCGGGTGGCGTTGGCCTCGGCGGCGGCGTTGGCGGCGCTGGCCCCGAACTGGGCGGCGGTGTTGGCGGCCCCGGCGTTGGCGGCGGCGGCGGTGTTGGTGCGATCGACGTTCCCGCTCGCCAGGCCGGCGGCGGTGTTCCAGCCGGTGTTTTCGAGGTTGCCCACGGCGGTGTCGAGCCCGGTGTTGCTGAGCCCCTGCGCGTTGGCGTTCTGGACCGCGATGGCCGAGCCGCGCCACGCGCCGGCTTTGTTGAACTGGGCGTTGTTCTGGTTCTCCTGCTGCGAGAGCGCCAGGTTGGAGGCGTCGACAGTGTTCTTGACCACCGTCCCCAGATACGGGTCCATGAACGACTGGATTTGGTTGGGGTCGAGCAGCGAGGCGTTGTAGCTGGTCGGGGCGTAGCCCTCCGACGTCGCGGTCGTGGGCGTCACCTGCATCGGCTTGTAGCCCGACGACGCCTGAGCCGCCGAGATGGCCGAGCTGAGCGTGTTGGCGCCGTTGAGCGTCGGGTCGGTGGCCAAGTTCGAGAGCATCCCCTGCCCCTGGATTTGCGCGCCGGTGAACGGGGCCACGCTCTCGCCGCCGAACGCCTGAAACGGCTGATCCGCCACCGCGCCGGCCTGGGCGACGTTGGTCGACAGCAGGCCCTTCACCCACGGGTCGAGGGTGTTGGTGGTCTGCGACTGTTGGTTCTGCGTGCTCTTGCTGCCCATCAGGTCAGCTCCTTCGACATCTTCACGTAGAGGGGCCGGTAGCCGAGCGGGGCCATGCGCTTCATCATCCCCAGGCGGGACAGGCTGGTCATGCGGTGACAGCCGCACGCGCGGGCGAACGCCTCGGCGCTGCCGTGGCCGCGCGTCATCTCGGCGAACGATCCCCCTGCGAGCCAGGAGTTGAACGCCCGGTACTCGGGGTAGTCGGCGATCTCGGTGACCACGGCGGCGGTGTCGCCCGGCCAGAAGTGGTAGCGCGCCGGGTTGGTCTGGCAGAGGTGCTTGACCTGATCGAGCGTGTGGCTGGGATCGCGGTCGAGCGCCGCCTGGAGCCAGGGCGCGCAGCGGGCCCAGTTGGCGTCGAAGTCGTCGGGCTGGTCGGTCATGGCTTCACGTAGGGGATCGCCGAGAGGGCCCCGGCGTTGCTCACCGAGACGATCCACAGGCTGCCGTTGGCCGATCGCAGCACCAGGCGCTCGTGGCCGCCGAGGATGACGTCCTGGGTGTTCTTCAGGTTCTGCTCGTCGGCCAGGTAGAGCAGCCGCCGGTTGTTGGCCTCGTCGGTCTGATCGTATTTGAGCGGCGCCGGGGGGAGCTTCACCGCTTGCCGCCGGCCCGGAAGTCGAGGCGGATGGACCCGAACCGCACGTCGCCGTTCATGGCGCACGTCACCCGCATCCGAAGCTGCCGGCCGCTCATGCGCAGGTCGGTGGGGTTCTTCAGGGTGTAGGGGCCGTAGGCGGTCTCGGTCCCGAGGGTCGGGTGGAACCGGGTGTAGAAGCTCACCGTGCCGTCGCCCAGGGTGAGCGCGTCGGGCTCCATCTGCACCACGTCCCAGACGTTCTCGCCCAGGTGGATGCCCTGGATTTCGAGGCCCCGGTAGGTCTGGCTCAGCTCGACGGGGCCGGTCTCGGCGTAGAGGCCGGCCGCCGCGACGCCGGGGTAGTAGGCCGAGGTGTAGCCGTACTCGTGGTTCCACACCTGGCCGGTGGGGTCGACCATCAGCGGGTAGGTCAGCACGCCCGCCTCAAAGGCGCAGGTGCGGGTGATCGAGCCGATGTTCCAGGTGCTCTCGCGGTAGTTCCACAGCACGTAGCTGTCGATCTCGGTGGAGTTGGTCGAGACGTAGTACCAGGTCACCTCGCCGAAGCCGGGGTGGTGCACGGCGTAAATCTTCGACGCCTGCTGGCGGTTGAGCCGGCTGAACACGTAGTCGCCGACGTCGGATGGCAGCGGGTTGAGGGTGCCGTTGTAGTACCAGAAGCCGTTGCCGCCCATCCACGCGACCTGGTTGTGGGTGCTCACGAAGGCCGCCTGCGAGATGATCCCGCAGCCCTCGCCGAGCAGGGTGAACGAGTACAGCAGCGGGTAGCCCTGGTAGACGGCCAGGTGCGCCTCGGTGCTGGTGAAGATCACGCAGGCTCCGGCGACCGTGCAGCCGCACATGAGCTGCCCCTCGGTCTGGATCGAGTAGAAGCCCGCCTGGTTGGTGGTGGAGGGGGTCCACAGGCTGAACGAGCCCTGGTCGGCCCACATGGCCAGGCGCGGGTCGCCGTTGGCCCCCAGCGCCATCAGGAAGCCCTCGTCGGTCACCAGCACGCCACGGTTGTTGATCGGCGCCGTGCCGGTGGCGGTGATGGTGGCCACCGCCGTCGCCGACGCGTTGGCGGTCATGGTGATCTGCGAGGCGCTGTCGACCGAGGCGATGTAGATGGCGCCGGCGGGCACGTTGGTCCCGGAAAGCAGGTCGCCCTGGTTGGCCCCGGCGGTGCTGGTGATCCCGGTCACCACGGCCGAGCCGGCGCTGGTGCTGCCGCCGGCCAGGGTGGTGACCGTGCTCAGCGAGGTCATCTTGTGGCCGGGGTTGACGTCCCACTTGTAGAGGTAGCCGTCCTCGACGGTGCAGCCGACCAGGTACTGCTCCAGCAGCGCCAGCGACCACACGGTGGCCGGGTTGAGCACGTTGGCCGCCGCCGCCGCGCCGCCATAGGTGTTCTGGCCGTAGAGGCCGGCGCCGTAGCCGGCGAGGTTGGTGGCGTCGGCGCGCCCGACCGTGAAGCCGGTCGGGGTGATGTCGTTCATGCCGCCGCCCGCGTCGAACGCGTAGATGTTGCTGTGCGTGCCGACCGCCACCCAGATGTTCGACTTGTCGTCGGCCCACACCATCATCCGGCGTGGCGCGCCGGTGACCTTGTTCGGCGAGAAGGGCGACCAGCCGCCGATCGGGCGCAGCGCCCCCTCGTAGAAGCGCATCAGGTTGCAGTCGTACCAGCGGCCCTCGGCCTGATACTGGGTGCCGTTGCGAAAGACCCCTGGCGGCAAGGTGATCGCCAGGAGGTTCGCGCCGATTGCGGGTTGGGCCATGCGGTCAGCTCGCCTTGTAGCTGTAGGCAACCGGGCCGAAGCTCACCGTGCGGCCGGTGGTGGTGTCGGTGAGCGTGAGCGAGAGGTTCGCGGTGGCGCTGAGGTTGGCGATGATCGAGGCGATGGTGGCCGTGAGCACCGCCGAGGCCGTCCCCTGCCCGGTGAACGACCACTGCCCGTAGGTGCCGCCGGTGTTGGTGAGCGACCACGCGAAGCTGTAGTTGCCCGACCCCCCGGACGGCGTCGCCACGGCGGCCGGAAACGTGTGGGCGTTGGTGGTCCCGGTGGCGGCGGCGCCCGGCGTGCTGACGGACAAGCCGAGCGGCTTGCGGCTCGTGGCCATGGCGGCGAGCACGCCTGTCATGTGACGTCGCCCCGCAGCCAGATTTCGGCGCCCTTGCGCCGCACGGTCACCTCAGCCGGGCCGGTCATCGTGTGCTGGTCGGTGCGGTTGGTCGGGACGGTGCGCATCACGCCGCCGTAGTCGAAGGTGACCACCACGCCCGGATCGCAGGACACCTCGACGGCGTGGGCGAGATCATCTGGGATCGTCACCGTGGCGTCGGCCGTGAAGTGAACCTCGCCGTCGTCTCCAGTGATCGTGTAGTCTTCAGCCTGAGATGACGCGGTCAGTTCAACGGAAGCCTTTCTAAAGATGCCTACCGGGTAGTACCCGCCGGCGCTGTTGCCGACCAGGATCACGCCTTCACCGGGTTGCAACGGGTTGGTCAGGGGCGCGCCCGCTATGCCGACCGTACCAGTGGACTGGTTGCAAACGATGAAGGTGGCTTGACTGCCGTTCGCGTCGCCGGGCAGGTAGACTGCGCCCGCCACCGTGCAGACGATGGGTCGGCCGGTATTCGTCCCGTTCGGGTAAAAGTTCTGGCCGCTTTGGACTTGGCAGGGCCCCGCCGTCATGCCGCGAGTGGTGGCCCACGCTGTCGTCGCGACGTTCTGCGTGTTGTCATAGATGTTTGCCGGCGTCGGCACGGTGGCTGCGCCGGCAGCCACCGCGAGGCCATCGGCGATGGTCACCGCGCCGGTGGCGCGGATGATCTGGATCGGGCTGTCGATCAGCGTCCCGGCATCGTTGTAGCGGGCGATGTAGAAGTTGGAGCCGTTGTTGCTGTTGACGGGGCCCTCGGCCGAGGCATCGGTGAGCAGTTGCCAGCGCGCCACCCCGGAGGTCTGGAAGTTGATCGGCCGGGCGAGCCCGGCGGCCCCGGTCATGTTCAGCGGCGACCCGGCATAGAACGTGGCGCTGGTGTGCACCCCCAGCGCGCCGGTCACATCCAGGGCGCCGGGCATGCTGACCGCGCCGGTCGCGCGGTTGAGGACCATCACGTTGACGTTGTAGGCCCCGGTGTCGGTGTAGCAGCCGATGACGAAATTGGTCCCGGCGTTGCCGCCGCTCTCGGCCTCGCCGTCAGCGTAGGCAATCCAGCGGGGTGACCCGGCCGTCAGCCAGGCGATGCCTCGGTTCGTAGCGACGGCGCCGTTGAGGTTGACCTGGCCGTTGTTGACCTGGAGGCCGCCCGTGGCCGTGAGCAGCCCCGTGTAGACGGCGTTGGGCATACTCACGACGCCCGTGCTGCGGGAGATGGTGAACGGGTTGTCGATCGCCGTCCCGGCGTCGTTGAACCGCTGGATGTAGAAGTTCGAGCCGACGTTGCTGCCGCTCTCGGCCGAGCTGTCGGCGAGCACGTTCCAGCGGGGGACGCCGTTGGTCTGGTAGACCAGGTTGCGCTGGCTTCCGGGGGCGCCGGTGATGTTGTGGGTGCCGGTGGTGGTCGCCCCGGCGAGGAAGGCGGCGAGGGCGCCGCCGACGTTGAGGCCGCCCTGCACCCCGAGCACATGGAGCACCGTGACGTTGCCGGTGCTGCGCTGGATGGTGAAGGGCGCGTCGAGCGAGGCGCCCGTGTCGGTGTAGCGGTTGATCGCGAAGTCGGACCCGGCGTTGCCGCCGCCCTCGGCCGCTGCGGTCACATACGACGCCCAGCGCAGCGAGCCGGCCGTCTCGTAGTACAAAATCTTGGCGACGCCGGTGGGGCCGCTGATGGCGAGGTAGGTCCCGGCGGCGATGACGTTGCCGGTGAACGTGCCGCCGCTCTTGGGCATGGCGGCCGACGCGGTGGTGTCGATCCGAAAGAGCGTGGTGTCCTGGGCGGACAGGTTGCCGTTGAGCAAGCCGCCCCAGACGTTGCTGTCGGCCATCACGGTCGGCAGCGTCCAGCCGTAGTTCGGCGTGGTGGCGTCGGCGAGCGGCTGCGGTGCGTCGACCATCAGACGGCGTCCCCGCGCGCCCAGATTTCAGTGGCCTTCTTCTGCTCGATGAAGGTCGAGCCCGGGCCGTTCATGACGGCGTTGTTGGCGGTGGAGTTGGCGGGCACGGTGCGCAGGGTGCCGGCCGTGTAGCGGATGATCGCCTGGGCGCCGGCGTCGCAGGAAATCTCCACCACCGTGCCGATCGGCATGGACGTGCTGATGTACACCGAGCCGTTGGCGGTCAGGTGCACGCAGCCGCCGTAGTCGGTGGGGCCGATGGTGTGGTCGCCGCCTGAGCTGGTGATCGGCAGGCCGGTGAGGCGCGGGTCCTGGAGGTTGGCCGCCGCCATCAGCCGCCAGTAACCGTTGCCGTCGCCGCACAGGACGACCTTCTCGCCCGCGTGCAGCACGCCCCTGAAGTCGGTCCCAGGCCCCGGCCCGGTGAACGCCAGGAGGGTGTCCTGGTTGACGAACGGCTGGCCGACGTTGCTGAGGATGAAGGTGCGCGAGCTGGGCGGGAAGGTGATGGTGATGCCGCCGCCCACCAGCAGATCAGAGCCCGCGTAGCCGTCGTTCAAGGTGGTGCTGGTGTTGATCACCTGCTGGCCGCTGGACTGCCAGCCCCGGCTCCAAACGAACGCCGTGGTCGCCACGTTGCTCGACCAGTCGCCGCTGGGCGGCGTGCCGGCGGTCAGCGGCCCCGTGTGGTTCACCGAGCCCGAGAAGGTCAGGTTGGTGTTGAGCAGCGGGACAGTGCCGCCGCTGGTGCCGATCGCTGCGCCGGCCGCGCTCTGGATGGCGAAGCCCACGGCGTTGTTGACGTCGCCGCCGGTCAGCACGACGGCGGGGGTGGTGCGCCCGTTGAAGCTGGCCAGCACCCCGCCGGTCACGCCGGTGATCGAACCGTTGACCACCAGGTTGTTGGGGATGGTGACCGCGCCGGTCGCGCGGTTGATCGACAGCGGGTTGTCGATGGTGGCCCCGGTGTCGTCCATCCGCTGGATGGCGAAGTTCGAGCCGGTGTTGGTGCCGTTCTCGGCTTCGGTGCTGGTGAAGATGCCCCAACGGTGCAGGCCCGCACCCGGGGCGCCGGTGTTGAAGTACACGACGCGGCTGGTGCCCGCGACGCCGCCGATCGTCAGGGTGTTGGTCGTGACGACCGGCCCGGTGAACACCGCCCCGGCGATCGGCGCCGCCGCGCGCGCCATCACGTCGATGCCGTGGACGGTGCTGTCCTGGTTGTCGAGGTTGGTGTTGAGCAGCCCGCCCCACAGGTTGAGGTCGGCGTTCACGGTGGGCTTCACCCAGCCGTAGTTGGTGGTGGTGGTGTCGGCCATCAGAGGGGGGTCCACGCGGTGGGCGGGGCCACCGTCAGGGGCGACCAGCCGGGGTCATCTGGGGCCGGGGCGGGCGTCCAGGTGGTCACGGGTCACTGCCCCGTGTTGATGTTGAAGCTCCAGGTCCGGCGCCCGAAGTTCGGCGGGGTGTCGGAGGCCCGGAAGGCCGGGGTCCACTTGGGCCCACGCTTGGCGCGCTCAGCCAGCACGCACTCGGCGCAGGCCAGGTCGAACGCCTTGCTCCAGCCCCTGATCCGGGCGTCCACGGCCATGTCGGGGAAGTAGCCGGCCGACTGGGTCAAGCAGCCGTAGAGGTAGACGTCGGGATACTCGCTGATCACCCAGTTGGTCGGGTTCGCGGCCAGGTTGAGGGCCGGGATGCGCTGGATGTACTGGACGTTCACCTGGTAGGGCTGGTCGGGGACCGGCGAGAACTGGAAGTTGCCGCCGACCACGGCGACGCGGCCGGGGATCATCGGCCACGCCTCGCGGTAGCCCCGGATCACCTCCACGCCGAACGGGGTCACGGGCTCGATCGGCGTCCACGTCTGGAGCGTCGGATCGAAGATCGTCATCCCCATGAAGAACTGCATGTCGGGGGGCGCGGTCTCCCACTCCTGGCTGATGGTGGCGCCCACCCGGGCGACGGCGCTGGGCACGCCCGGCTGCGTCAGGCGCCGGTTGAGCTGCGCCTCGGTCATCAGGATCAGGTTGGGGATCGCGGGGTAGACGTCGGAGCGGTTGACGTAGTCGCCGATCGTCGCCGACAGCCAGGTGACGTCGGTCACTGCGGCGGCCCAGGCGGCGGGGGCGCAGCGCCCTGCGGCTCGTTGCCCATCGGAGCCGCCGCGCCACGCACCGGCGCGAGCATCCCGTGGCCGTAGCTGACGCGCCCGTCGTTGACGACGACGTCGGCCAGCGCCTCCTCGTAGAGCTTGCCCCAGGCGGCGATGCGGGCGTCGTCCTTCAGGTAGGGGGCCGACTGGAGCAGCGCGCCGTAGAGGTAGGTGTCGGGGTGCTTGGTGAGCAGCCAGTTGGTGGTCTGGCTCGCCGACAGCACCGGCAGGCGCGAGTAGTAGAGCATCGGGCACACGAACGAGGTGGCCGGCACGGGCGCGGTCTCGATGTTCAGCCCACTGATCGTCCACACCGCCGGTGTGCCGGCCGTCGCGTAGATGCCCTGGCGCAGGCTGCGCACCTCCTCGGGCTTCACGTAGCGCAGCGGGTTGCCGCTCCCGGAGGGCAGCTCGAACGCCACCATGCCGTTGAAGTCGGCGGGCAGCGCGGCCGACAGGGTGGAGATGGTCAGGGTGGTGGCCGTGATCATGTCGGCGCAGCGCACCCGGCGGTTGATCTGGGCGGCGGCGAGGGTGATGAAGTCGGGGATCGAGGCGTACAGGTCGGCGCGGTTCAGGAAGTCCCCGACCGACGTCTGGAGGCCGGCATAGGTGCCGTCGAGGGACATGGGGCGTTCCTACGGGTGCGAGGGCGGCAGGCAGCAAGAAAAAGGGCGACGCCCGCAGGCGCCGCCCAATCCCTCACGGGGTCAGTTGTTGATGTACCGGCACGCCAACTGCGGCCGGATCGCCTTGTAGCCGTAGAGGATGTCGAGACGGCAGGGGAACTTGTCGTTGATGATGTCGTACATGCGCACGATCCGCAGCGACAGGCCGTCGAATACTTCGCGGGCGGCGAAGTCGATGCCCTTGGGCATGACCAGGTCGGCGGTCGCGAAGGTGAAGGCGTCCTCGTGGTAGAGCATCGACAGGCCGTCCACGGCGCCGACCGTGCCCAGGAAGGTGAGCAGGGCGGCGGCGGCCGGCGAGTTGCTGACGTTCTGCGCAGCCGGGAACCCCGGGCCGGCGGTCGCGGTGACGATGGCCGGCGAGATGCCGATCGAGGTCATCGGTGAGCCGGTCACGCTGGTGACCGTGAACTGCTGGAGAACGCCGGTCGACAGCTTGGTCTCGGGGTGGACCCGGAACACGCCCGCGATGGTGAAGATGTCGCCGACGTTGGCCGCCCCGGTCCCGGCGCCGATCGCCAGGTTTGCGCCGGACTGGTTGGCGGCGCCCACCGTGTAGAGGGCGTTGGCGGCCCCACGGGTGACGGCGGGCCACAGGGTGTTCTCGTAGAAGTCGAACCCGGCGGTGCGCCCCATCATGCCTTCGCGGTATTGCTCGGCGATGTTGTCGCTGGCCTGGAACAGACCCTTCAAGCTGTCGACCAGGTCGACGGTGTCCTGGGTGCACAGGTTGGCGGTGCGCCGGTCACGCGGACACAGGCTGTCGGTGAGCTGCTTGCCGCCCGCCAGGAGGCCCTTGAAGACCGCCGGCTGGCCGGCGTTGTAGCTGGCGTTGTAGACCGTCTGGTACATGCTCATCGCGTCGCTCTCGATGTTCGACGCGAGCACGGCCATCGCCGGTTCGAGGATGCGTTGGCTGAAGTCGTCCAGGAACAGGGTGAGGTCCACCGAGGTGAAGTTCAGGTCGACGCCCCTCTGGGTGGCGATCTGCAAGCTGGTCGATTGCTCGACGGTGTCCTGGGTGGTCAGCACCGGGCCGTTGCGCACCACGTACTGGTTGGGCAGACGGATGCGCAGGGTGTCGCCGATCTTGGCTCCCTCCTTGGCGTAGGCGTCGTCGTACTGGCGGTTGATCGTCCCGATGAAGTTGAGCTTCTGGTGCAGGATACGGAGGGCTTCGCGGGTGATCTGCGAAGCCGTGAGGATGGTGTTGGCCACGGCCTTTCACTTTCTGGGTGAGGCCGCCGGTCGCGCTGACTATTTCTTGCGGCGCCGATCGGCGACTTGTTTCTGACGAGCGCGCATCCACTCGTCCGTCGACAGGCGGCCCATGTCCTGCGCAGGTGCTGCGCGGGCGCCGACAGTAGCGGCGGGCTGCATGGCGGTGGCGGCTTGGACGCGCGCGACGGTTTTGCTTTCGCCCAGCGCCTTGGCTCCAAGCATCGCCAGATGCAGCACTTCGAACATCCGGGGGTCTCGAACCGCCGCAAGTTCTTGCGGGGAGAAACCGAACCGCTCTTGTCCGAAGGCGGCCACCTGGGGCGCCTTGGTTGACCAGTCTGGGATTTTCGCCTGGAGGTGACGGACCCCGTCACTGATCAGCCTGGCGTCCTCGGCCTGGTTGGCCTCTTGGAGACGCTGCTGGTCAGCTTTTTCCTTGGTGGTCCGGGCGGTGATCTTGCCGTTGAGGGTCGCCTCGGCCTCGGCCAGGGCGTCCTTCAGCATGGTGTGGCGACGGAGGGCCGACGCCAGCTCCTGGGTGCCGTTCTCGCGGTCGTGTGCCTCAAGGGCTTCCCAGTTGACGTTCTTCCAGGCGTCGAGCTGGGTCTTGAGCGCGTGTACGTTCGCGTGGTCGGCGATCTCGGCCTCAAGGGCCGCGCGGTTGGCGTGAGCCTCCCGTTCGAACTCGGCCTGGGCTGCTTGCACCTGGCGCGCGGCGTCGGCCACGGCCTGGGTTTTCCGAGTGTAGTCGGCCTGACGGAGGAAGCTGTCCTTCAGGGCCTTCGGAATTTTGTACTTCGTGCCCTCGTGCTCGATCTCGTCTTCCTCGGGTTCGGACTGGGCCTGTTCGGTTGCGCCATCGCTGGCGTCGGACGGGCTTTCCTCCTCCGGGGTGGGGGGATCGGGGGTGTGGGCGGTGTGTTCTTCGACTTCTGGGCGAGAGGCGGCAGCAGGGTCCGCGCCCTCGACCAGGCTGGTCGGGGTCGTTTCGGTCATCGTGTTCCAGGAGCTGGGTGAGCGGCTACCCGCCGCCGGGGACGATCTGAGGCTTGGCGATGTCCGCCTGGGCCTTCATGCGTTCGGTCTGAGCGCGGAAGTCGCCGGTGTCGGCCTTCTGCTGCTCGATCTGCTTGTTCGCCTGCATCTGGGCGATCTGGAGCTGGAGCTGCTGCACCTGGGTCTGCGCCGACTGCGCCTGGCCCTGGGCGGTCTGTGCGTGCGCCATGGCCTGCTGGTGCATCGCGGCCGGGACCATCGGCGGCCCGGGCGGCCCGGTCGGCGCGGCGCCCTGCGGGCCGTGCGGCTGGAGCACGGACGGCAGCAGCAGCGACAGGCGCTGGGCGACCTTGTCGGCGCCCGGCCAGTCCAGGTTCTCGGCCAGCAGGTCGCCCAGCACGGGCGCCGCCTGCGGGAAGGCCCGGATCAGCTCCAGCATCTGGTTGGCGGCTTCCTCGCGCTTGGTGGTGAAGCTGGGGCCGGCCTCGACGGTGACGTCGTACTTGCCGGCGGTGAGGTCGAAGATGTGCTCGACGGGCAGCCCATCGGGCCCGGGGTCGCCCTGGATCGGCTGGTTGACCGGGACGGCTGTCGCCTTGCGGTCGGGGCTCATCACCCGCAGCACGCGCGGGGTGGTGTAGACCCGGGGGATCAGGTCGATGAGGATGCGGCCGGTGTGGCGGATCGCCCGGCTGAGGTTGTCGATGAAGTGGAAGGTGGAGGTGTCGCCTTCTTTCTGGCGCAGCAGGATCGCCCGGCCGCTGGTCTCGTTGCTCTTGGCGCCCAGGCTGGCGTCGTAGAGGCCGGTGACCGCCTTCAGGTCATCCGAGGCGTTCAGGCTTTCCTGGAGCACGCCGGCCGGCACACCGGCGAACGGCTGGCGGGTGGGAGCCAGCTCGCCGTCGTACTCGATGAAGGCGTGCGCCTCGCTGTTGGCCGTCTCCCACTTGGCCATGTCGGTCTCGAACGCGCCCTTCTTGCCGACGAAGGGGGCCTTGGGGGCGAGCGCGACCAGCTCGGTGGCCATGGTGCGCCAGTAGTTGAACATCCGCATCGGGTCTTTGGCGTCGCGCACCAGGCCCCGGAAGCGGCGGTCCTGGCCGATCACCACCACCTGGCCGTAGACCGGCACGATGGGGATGTAGACGCCGCCCCAGTTGATCTTGCGGATGACCTCCACGCCGGTCATCAGATACTGCACCACCTTGTGGGAGTGCACGGTGCGCGGCTGGCCGACCACGTAGACGTTCATGGCGTCCCACATCGGCTTGTTCAGCTCGTACTCGTCCTCGGGGACCACCTGGCCGTTCGACAGCGCCAGGATCAGGCGCTCGAAGGGCTCGCGTTTCCAATACTCGGCGACTCTGACCTGGTCGTCCTCCAGCCACGGCTGGAACATGCCCCGGTAGTATTGCTCGGCCTCCCAGTCGACGGCCGGCGTGCCGTGGTACATCGCCTCGAACCGCTTCTTGGGGATCATGTCGACCACGAACGCGGTGTTCCAGTCGGCGCTGTCGTGGCGCATCGAGAAGGGGTCGCCGAACACCGAAAACGGGTTGGGGATGGCGTCGATGATCAGGTCTTGGTCGAAGGTGTCGTCGTCGGCCCAGCGGGTGTTCACCCGGAAGAACCCGAACCCGATGGTCACCGCGCTCTCTAGGGCGGTGTCGTAGGCGACGTCGGCGTCCGAGGTGTACTCGACGTTGCGGATGAGCCCGGAGATGATCTCGGCGGTGGCCGGCGCGGCGGCGTCGTTGGCCGGGTGGACGGTGATCGCCGGCTTGTTCTGGCGGGCGTCGTTGACCACCTGGCGGATGAAGCTGGGCAGCTTGTTGACCGTCAGGACCGGCCGGCCCTCCTGCTCGCGTTGGGCCCGAACGCGCGCCGGCCACTGGTCGGCCAGCCCCACGAAGCGCAGATCGTCCATCGCCTCGATGCGGTTCAGGCGCTCGTGCTCGGTGCAGATGTCGTAGGCTTCGCGGGCCTCCTTCAGGATGTCGTCGTCGCCCTTCTCGCTCGCCGGCATACGGGGCGAGCCGTCGAGGTAGGCAGCCGTGCGGGAGTGGAGGCCGCCGTCAGCCATCAGGTGGCCTGCGAAGCCACGGCGGCGTCGCACCCGCGACGGATGGCGGCGGCGACGTCGAACGGGACGGTCTCGCCGTTGGCGATTTCGCGGCAGACCTCGATCAGCGTCCGCACCCCAACCACCATCACGCCGTGGGCGGCCTCGGCGAGCGCCAGGTGGTCGATGTCTTCCTGCGTCGGCTCGCGAAACTCGTCGGTCTTGATGTCGTAGAGGCGCATCAATTCATCCAGCTCTTGAAGTAGTCGCGGTTCTTGCGCACGCGGGGCGCAGTCTTGGCCTCGCGGCGCATCATCATCGCGTAGCGCGAGGCGCTGATCAGATCGTCGCGGACCTTTTGGATCAGGCCGTCCTTGCGGTGGTAGATGCGAAACTCGCTGAGCCAGCCGCCGCAGGTCTTGAACACCTTCCAGCGGTCGGTCTGCATCAGGTCCAGCATCTCCATGACGCCGGCCTCGACCCCGAAGCCGCCGTCAGGGAACGTCGCCCGCTCGGGGAGCATGTTGAGCTGCTGGGCGGCGTACTGGTCGCGCAGCGCGTAGCCAGAGCCCTTGTCGTGGCTGAGTCCATCGTGGGGCCAGGCGCACGGTATCCAGTCGCCCCAGGGCTTGATCGCCCCGGCGTGGATCAGCGGCGTGGTCTCGCGCTCGCGATACTCCTTGCAGACGTAGAGCACGTCGGCTTCGCGATCCCAGGCCATGTTGACCGCCGCGAAGGGGTGGTCGTAGCCGAAGTCCAGGCCGTTGATCTGCGCCCAGTGCGGCGGGATGCGGATGGGCTCGATGACCATCCCCTCCTCGCCGATCGGGAACACCCGACCGGAGCCCATGACCGGGATGCCCAGGGTGCGCGCCTCGCGCTCGTGCACCGGGTAGCTGTCGATGACCGCCTGGCGCTGCTCGGGCGTGTAGTGCTCGGCGTCCTCGATCGTCATCTGGATGATCGAGCGGGACATCGGATCAACGTTCGAGGTGACCCAGTCCCGGGATGCCGCCGACCACCGAGAGCAGCCAGACGATGCAGATCAGCACCACCAGCACCAGGGCGATGGTCTTGAACGGCGGCTGGAGCGGCAGCACCTGCACCAGGTAGAGCAGCAGCCCGATGACGATGACGATGACGAGCAGGGTGAGGAGCATGGTCAGTCTTCCTCGTAGTCGGCGAGCCGCTTGGCGCTGAACGCCGCGCTCAGCATGGCGATGGCGCCGGCCATGGCGTTGCCGCTCACCGCCGCGCCGATCCAGCTCCACTTGATCATGCCGTCGCTGGTCAGGGCGGCGTAGGCGAAGCCGGCGATGACACCCGCCTGGGTGTCGGCCAGCAGCTTCTCGGCCACCTCCACGACGGCCGGATCGGCCCCGCGCAGCTCCTGGACGACGCCCGGGAGCGCGACGACATCGGCGCTCACCGGCTACGGTCGCGCTGGATCACCCCGTTGGCCTTGCGGTCGATCGCCACCTTGGTGCGCTCGCTCATCCGGCCGGCTTTCACGGCCTGAGTCGCCCGGGCCTTGGCGTTCGCGGCGTGGCTCGCGTCGGGTACGGGGTAGCTGCGATCGGGCCCGGCGAACTTGCTGTCGGGGAGACTGTTGCGGCTGCGGGAGGTGAGCTTGGCCATCTACCATCCCCCCTTCCGCGACCCCCGGGTGACCATCTTGGCGGCGTTGGGGTGGCTGTCGGGCTTGGCCACCGCGCGCGGGCCGCTCGGTTTGGGGGCGGTCTGCTTGACGGCCGGCATCTTCACCTGGGCCTTGCGGTCGTCGGTGGGCCCGCGTCCTGTCCTGGCCATCGGTCAGCGCCGCTTCACCGCCACGACGCGGCCCTTGGGGCCCTTCGCCATGGCCATCGCACCCTTGCGGTCTTCCCGCTTGTCCTTCGGCGACCTCTCGTAGGCCGCCATCTGGGCCTTGGTCGGGCCCGGGGGTTTGCCTTTGGCCATGATCAGCGACCTTGAACGGGGGCCGGGGCCTTGGGCGGCTCGGCCTTGGGCGGCGGGGCGGCGGCCTGCTCGGCCTTGGCCTTGGTGTCGGCGGCGGACTTGGCGGCGCTGGCCTTGGCGGCGTCCTCGGCGGCCTTCTCGCGCGCCTTCCTGGCGGCGTCGATCTCGGCGCGGGTGGCGTAGCCGTGCGACATGGCGGTCGGCACGGGATCGACCTCGCCCCACGGCTCGACGTGCGCGGCCTGGATGGTCGCCTGGGCGTCGCGGAACACGGTGAGGTTCACGCACGGGTCTGCGCCATCGTCGAGGATCGCGGTCACGATGGCGGGGTCGGCCCGGGTGGGGGCGTCGCTGCTGCGGTAGAAGACGATGTCGCCGACAAGGGGTGCGGTCATGGTTACTGTCCTGGAGGGGGCGGGCCGAAGGGGAAGGCCGGGGAGGCGCCGCCCGGGGGCCCTCCCGACATGCCGCCCATCGGCGGCGAGTTGGGGTCGCTGGGCTGCGGGCCCATCGGCGGCATGGCCATCGGCGGGCCGCCTGGGGGCGCGTCGGAGTGGTTGGCCGGGTTCTGGAGCATGGCGTGCTGCGCCACCGCGTGGGCGAGCAGCGCCCGGATCAGCGCCGCGCGCTCGGCGTGGGTGGGCTTGCGCTTGGGGGCGGCGGCCATGGTTCAGCCTCTCAGCGGATGTTCTGCCAGGCGGGGCGCACGGGGATTTGCCCCGAGGCGATCTGCGCCAGGCGCTGCGACGTGGTCGGCGCCGGCGGGGTGATCACCGGCAGCGGCGCGTAAATCTTCTGGGCGGCGGCGGGCTGGGCGGCGCCCGGCGGCGCCATGCTGGCGATGCCGGCCAACGCCTTCTGGTAGAAGCTCTGCGGCGGGGGTGGGCCGCCGGTCGTGAGGTTCATGTTCACGGCCTGCGGGCCGCCGGTGAGCTGGCCGGGGTTCGGCGCTTGCAGGTCCGCCGCCGTGAACTGCTGCGGCATGGCGAGCGCGCCCGGGTTGAGGTCAGCCTGCCCGGGCTGCATGGCGCTCTGGGCGTCACCCGAGCTGCCCCAGTCGGTGTTCGGCGCGATGCTGTCGGGAAGGCCGCCCATGCTGTCGCCCAGGTCGGTGACGAGCGCGCCCGTGTCGCCGCCGCCGGCGCCGCCGCTGTCGCCTGGGGTCCACGCGTCGCTCATGTCGGCTGCTCCGAAGCGATCCGCTGCTCGCCTTCCTCGCCGAGGAACATGCGCACCACGTCGGACATGCCGAGCAGCGGGGTGAAGGTGATGAAGGTCATCCCGGCGGTGGCGTTGGTCCGGGTCAGGGCCTCCATGTAGATGTCCATGGGCGGCTCCTCGTCACACCAGACGTAGTCCAGGGTTTCGCCCTGCCACTTCTGGCGGCCCTGGTCGTAGCTCTTGAAGCCCAGGGTGCTGACCCCGCCGCTGACGTGCCGGACCATGACGCTGTCGACGGCGTCGGGCACGTGCTGGCGCCGCGACCAGTCGATCAGAGTCGTTTTGGGGATCATCCCCGTGCCCCAGGATCGCTCGTCTTTGGGCTCGCCCACCAGCAGCCGCTGCACGCCGTCGCGGGTCACCTCGCCGGTCTGCGATCCGGCCCAGCCCCGAGTCGGGCGATCCCAGCGCCGGCCGATCCACCAGTCGGGATACTGGCCGGTGGCGTGGATCGCCGCCTCGGCCGCACCGCTGAAGGTCTTGCCGAGCTGGTTGCCGGCCATCAGCAGGCGCTCGCGGTGCACCGACCCCTCGGCGTGGAAAACCGCCTGCTTAGGGTACGGCCGGTAGGCTTGGAGGCGGTTGGTCTCTGTCCGCCGCTTGATCTCGGCCTCGGCCGCCCTCAGCAGCAACGAGACTTCCTCGGGCGGCAGCGATGATTGCAGCAAGCTCGGTGTCGGAGACGCCATCGAACAGCTCCTCGCGGACCTCGAACTGCTTCGGCAGGAGCGACGCGATCACTTTGCAGTAGTCGGCCGGCTTCTTGATCCGCATCTTGCGGATGGCGGCGGCGCCGTGGACCTCGAAGTCTTTGGCGAGGGCGCTGATGAAGTCGCGGCTGATCTTGTCGCGCGAGCCGCGCCTACCCGGGGACGGGTTCGCGGAGGTGTAGGCCCAGGCGTTGCCCGGCGCGAACTGGCCGCTGGGGTGGCGCAGAACGGGGCCCTCGCGGACGACGGTGGCCTCGCCCTCGATCGTCGTCGACTCAGACACCCTACTTCAACTGTCCCTTGCCGTTCGGGCCCCCGCCCACCGAGGCGGTGTTGGTCTGACCCTTGCTGGTCTTGTCGTAGTAGGGCGGGCTCGACGTCTTGCCGCTGGCCGATGTGCTCTTGCCGTAGCCAGGGCCCACCACGCTGGCGCGCCCGCTGTCGTTTCCCTTGGCCATGTCGATCTCCTATGCCGCGAGGGCCCGCGCCTGGGGGTGGTGCGCGAGCACGGCGTTGATGTTGTGCAGGCCCCAGTAGAAGCTGCGGCGAGCCGCTTGCTCGTCGGCGCTGAGGCGGCGCCGTTCAACCATCCCCACCAGCCAGGTCGGCCAGGAGCCGTGCAGCAGGCACAGCTCGATGACTTCGCTGCGAGCGGCGGGCTGGAGGGCCAGCACGCGCCAGATGGACCTCAGACTGTCCATCGCCGCAGGGTTGCCATCGGGGTTGGGCGAGGTGACCGACACCCTGACGGCCCGGACATCCGGATCGTGGCTCGGCTCCTCGGCGATGGTGGTGGTCTTCAGGTCCGGGAGGGGTGGGAGGGCCGCCTTGTAGAGCCGGCGGAAGCTGGTCGCGGCCTCGTGGAGCGGCTGGGTGAGCCAGCCCCGGGCGAGCATCAGGTCGAGGGCGTTCTCGGCGTGGCGCAGCGCCGCGCCCTTGGCGGCGGCGTCGGCCAGCAGCAGCCGGCGCTCGGCGATGACGCGCGCGTTGGGGGTCGGCGGCTTCAACCGACCCCCCGGGTAGCGCGGCGCGTCTGATTTCTTGGGGCGGGCGGCGGCGATGCGACCAGCGGCGATCATGCGGCCACGAAGACGCCTAAGATCACGCTTTGCCGCCTTTTTACCCACGGTAGAGAAAAGACAGCGCGGCTAGGGCGCTCGCAAGCGGATGTGTGTCTTACCGACCCGGCCCAAAATCCTCAGTGTTTTCTAGTGCCTCCAGGTCTCCGGGGCCTGTGTGCGCGCGGCCTTGGCCAGCGCCGGGGCCGCCTCGGTGGCGTGGACCCGCGCCTTGGTGCCGCCGGCGCCACCGCCGCCGGGCAGCTTCAGCGTCTCGCGCCGCAGCTCCTCCTCACCCTTGCGGGTGGGCTCCAGCAGCGGCTTTTCGACGATTTCCGGCTCCTCCATGCCGTGCTCGATCAGGTGGGTGATCAGCTTGTCGGCGGCGTTCACCCGGGCGCTGTACTCCTCCAGGGTGACGCCCTTGGCGGCGTTGATCAGCGCGGCCGAGCTGGTGTGGGCGAAGAAAAACCGGACGGCGGCGTCGGCCCAGAACTGCATCGACATACTGGTCTCCTCGGAGACCGCTTTCAGTCGACGGTGGGTCGGCTCGTTGATCGACACGCCCTTTTTCTGGACCTCACCGACCCATCGTTGCCAGTTGCTCGGCATCTGCTGTCTCCTGAAGGCGCCCGAGGGCGCGTTGAACGCTGGTCCGGTGCCAGAGGCCCCCACCGGGTGAGGCGACACCGTCCAGGTTGAGCTGGGCGGCGATTTTGCGGGTCGACAGGCCGCCCTTGCGCAGGGTCAGCAGCACGGGCCCGATCTCGGTCAGCCGCAGCACCGCGTCGGCCTTGTTTTGCACGCTGAGCACGTCGCTGTAGACGCCCAGGCGGGTGCCTCGGGCCTTGGCGGCCTGGAGCGCGGCTTTGGTGCGCTGGCTGATCATCTCCCGCTCGTGCTCGGCGACGGCGGCGAGGATGTGCAGGGTCAGGCGGGTGGCGTGCGGGTTGTCGGCGGCGATGAACTCGACCTTGCTGTCCATCAGCGTGGCGATGAAGGCGACGTTGCGGGCCAGGCGGTCGAGTTTGGCGATGATCAGCACGGCTTTGGCGCGCTTGGCGGCGTCGAGGGCCGCCCGGAGCTGCGGCCGGCGCGCCAGGGCGTTCGAGCCCTTGCCGGTTTCGACTTCCAGGAACTCCTCCAGGAGTGTTCCGCCGGTGATCTTGATGTGATGGGCGACGGTGTCGCGCTGTGCTTCGAGGCCAAGTCCCGAGCGCCCCTGACGCTCGGTGCTGACGCGGATGTAACTGATGAAATTGACCATGCAGGGAGCCTAAGGTGCTTCGCTCCCTATGTCATTACGAAATCTCGCACGGTTTGCCCGCGTGAGCCAGGATTTCGGCTACAGCGGCGGTGTGGCCGGCCTCGGCTTGTTCCCATGTTTCGTACCGGGCGAAGCCGCGATTGCCGTAGTCGTCGAACACCACCGTCTCGAACAGCATCGGCGGCCCGAAAGGGTTGCCGCCGGCCACGCCCAGGAAGATTGTCGACACCCTCACGCCGTCGATGTCTGTCCAGCCGACGCGGCGGTTTTCGTCGACCTCGCAGAACGCGCCCCACTCGACCACGTCAGCGCAAGGAACAGCCTTGCGGTCGACCAGCTTCCAGAACAGCGGGCCAATCTTGGGAATTTCCATCAGGTCACGCTGACCTTGTGGGTGTTGACCATGCCCATCGCCTGCATCAGCACCACCTTTTCCGCCCGCAGCAGTTTCACCTCGTCCTCCAGCTCGTCAATCCGCCTGGCGAGGTAGCGGTTGGCGTCGGACTGCGAGCCGAGGATCGCCCACTTCAGCGTGCCCTCGGGATCGCGCGGCTCGGCGTGCCTCTCGTGGGTCAACTCATGGCTTCCTGAGGTGGTGGCAGGCAGGCTGGGCGCGCCCACGTGTTCGGGGCCCGGCGGCAGGGCGCGGGTGCGCTTGCCGGTGTGTTCATCGACCCTCGGCGCGCCTTCGGCCGCCCGCACCCAGGAGCGCAGGGTGGTGGCGTGGATCATGTGCTTGGCGGCGACCTTCGCCCACACTTCGCCGCCCTCGCCGGGGAGGCGTTCATGCAGCTCGGCCACGGCGGCGGCCTTGTAGGCGTCGTCGTAGACATGGCCCGTGCCCACCTTGCGGGTGTGCTGGTTGCCGCGCGGGGCCTTGCGGTGCTTGACCGGCGTCTTGGTGGGTTCCTCGCCGCGCGCGAGCTGCACCCAGGAGCGCACCACCGACTGGTGGATTTGCCACCGATCGCCGACGCGCACGCACGCGGCGTACTCCGTCAGCTCGGTGTCGTTGTTCAGCTCCCCGCGCACCTCCTCGACGATCTTGGCTTTGAAAGCGGGTGCGAACACCCTTCTGCGAACCGCCATGGGCAGGTCTCCCGCATGTCGCGGCGACCCCCACTGTGCCGCCTGTCCGACATGACGAGAAACCGTACAGTGCGTCGCTAGGGCGTAGCAAGCTCGTCAGTGCACGCTAGTGTACTCATCCTCGGGCGGCAGGCCGGTCTCCAGGCTGTGCGCCCAGCGCATGAACCGCTCGTGGTTCACCTGGTTGACGTGCTCCAGGAGCTGCACCTGCTGCTCGCGCATCTTGGCGATGTCGCGCCAGGTGTGCATCCCGTTCATGGCGACGCGCCGGCCGAGGAGGGCCATGGTCACGGCGATCGGCCAGAACACGTCGGCCACCACCCGGGCTAACGTGTAGGTGTTGTGGGGCGACACCACGTAGAGCATCACCTGGATGGCCAGGTCGCACCCCATGCAGGCGTAGATGAAGTAGTCGGCGACCCGAAACCAGGTCTCGGGCTCACTGAACAACCAGGCTTTGATCTTCTCGAAGTTCACCATCTGATGGTCTCCTGGGCCGGATCGCCGTCGACCCGCCGCCGGCCGCTGTCCGGGTGTCGATGCCAGCCGCGCGGTTCGCCGACGCCGTTCCACAGCTCCAGCGCGGCGGCGGCGTCCTCCAGGCTCTTGTAGCACCACCGATCGTCGTAACCATCCATGTCGCCGAGGCGGCCGGCGACGATGGCGTGGGTGAACATCATCCGCATCAGGCCGCCCCACCGGCCGCCCGGGAGCGGCTTCAGGTGCGTGTAGTGGTTGGCCTTCAGCCAGGTCATGAACGCCAGCTCGTCGAGGCCGGCGGCGCGGGTGTCAGTGTGGGCGCTCGTCATCGGGCTCCTCCTCTTGCAAGGCCGCCTGGGCCTCGGCGCCGCCCTCCCTGGCGAAATCGAGCGCCAGCACGTTCAGCATGAGGGCGATGTCGGCCACCGGGATGGCCGTGTCCTCGCACGCCTGCCGGATCGCGGTCCCCAGCGCGTGCAGGCGCATGGCGGTCTCCGGGTCGGGGGCCATGCGCATCAGGAAGCTCTCGCGGGTCGGGCGTCTCATGGCGGGGCCTCGACGAAGGTGATGGTGTAGGCGGTCAGCGGCCGGTTGGGCTTGCCGTCGTCACGCAGCGGCCGGATGGCCGACTTGGTCTTCCAGGTCGCCAAGGCTTCCCCCAGGTCGGCGAACCGCATCGCCTGGGCCGGGTCGTCGGTCCACCACGCGGCGCCGACGCCACCGGCGAACTCGGGATCGAACCGGCGCAGATACTCGCCGGTGAGGGCGTCCTGGATCATCACCGTCATGCAGCCTGCTCCCCGGGGTCCATCTGCTCGGCGACGCTGGCCAGGGCGTGTTGCAGCCGGTCCAGCGACATCGCCTTGGCGGTCTCGGCGTCCTCGTAGATCGCCTCGGCGCAGCCGCGCGCGAACTGGCGCGCCTCGCGGGGCGTGAGCGCCACCAGGAAGTCGTCCACGCGGGCGATCACGCAGGCGTCGGTGGCGGCCACGCGGCGCACCAGCTCGCCGGGCTCGACGCCGATCACCGCGTCGGGCGCCGAGAGCACCAGGCGCTCCAGCAGCCGCTCGATGGCCTCGGGCCCTCGGGTGGCGACGTGCGTGACGTCCTCGCGCAGGTACGGCGCGCTGGTCATGGCGGCGGCCTCCACTCGTCGCGGCGACTCTCGAAGTCGTCGCCCACGGTGCGCTGGGTCCAGCCCCACTTCTTCATGATCGCCGGCATGATCTCGCCCGTAGGGCAGACCACCACCGGCCGAAAGCCGGCGCGCCGGATGTTGTGGATCAGGTGGCGGAAAGCCCCCTCCCCGCGATGGCGCGCGCAGATGGCGATGATGAACGCCTCGTCGCCGAGCACGCTGATCAGGTGCGGCGCCATCCAGTCGTACTCGCTCACCTCGAACGGCTCGTAGGCGCCGATCGGGATCAGCTTGGCGCCTTTCGCCAGCTCCTGGTCCTCCAGCACGCCCCCGGCGCCGCGCGGGTGCTGGAAAATCTGCATCACGGCGGCGACCATCGCCTGCTCGCGCGGCGTCAGGGGGCGGGGGCGCAGTTTCACTGAAGGGTGGCCCCGACGCCGTTCTCGCGGTCGGCGCGGTCGGCCGCCAAGCGCAGGCCCTCGATCACCTGCGCCAAGCCCGCCGTGCCGCCGCCCAGCGCCTCGGGAAGCTGCTCCCAGATGTCGGCCAGGATGCGCGCGCCGATGGGCGGGAAGACGAACTTCTCCTCGCCGATGTGCACCACCACCTGGAGCGGGTCGGCCGGGCCGGTCGAGCCGAGCATGAAGGTGATCACCGTCCCCTTCGGGGCGTGGAGGTAGGCGTTGAGGGCGCCCGACAGCGCCGCCGGGCCGCCCCGGTGTTCCACGCCTTCGTCTTCGAGGTGGCCGGTCATACCGGCGGCACCTGTCGCGAGGCGACGGCGATGTTGTCCAGGGCGGCGACGATCTGCGGCAACACGTCGCTGAGGGTGATCGCCCACTCGCGCAGCTCGACCCGCTTCATGGCGCGCGGGTCCTGGGTCGACATCAGGCGCAAATCGGCCACCGTGACGCGGGGCGCGAGAGCCTGACCATGGTTCATACTCATCACTGCCTCCCCTAGAAACTGCGGAAAACCGTAAACCCGCCGATCGTCCGGGAAAAGCGTTTTTTCGGGAAAAATTCGGGTCACCCGGACCCGTTCCGACCCCCCTGCTCCAGCTCCTTCAGGAAGTCTTTCAGCATGGCCGTGACGGCGGTGCGGCTGGCGTTCGACGCGTAGGCGTAGGGTTCGTTCGACCCCCCCAGCGGGAACACCAGCAGGCAAAATCCCCGCGCCCCGATGCTGTCGCCAAGGGCCTCGGCGATGTCTTCGAGGTCGTTGGGCGGCCCCGGTTCTGAGGGTGTGGTCATGCGGCGGGCGCCGCCTCGGCGAGGCCCAGCCAGTCGCGCACCTGGGCCAGCGCGGTCTCGCGGCCCAGCTCGACGCCGCCGAACCGGCTCACCAGGTCGGCGACCTTGGCCAGCGGCGGCTTGCGGGCGCCGGGCTTCTCGACCAGCTCGTAGGGCCGTTTGCGCAGCATGGCGTAGGCCAGCAGGGCCGCCCTGGTCTCGACGCGCACGTCGCAGGTGCGGTGACGGTGCAGGCTGTCGAAGGTGTCGTGCAGGGCCGGGATCGCCTGGGGGTTCTTGTGCGCCTGTCGCTCGGCCAGACGGCGCCAGGTCCGCTTGGTGCGGCGCTCCTCGAACCGGATGATCCTGGCCTCTGCGGTGAGCGATTTCAGCTTCACCCGTAACTTGGCGTACATGTGATCTCCTTCTAGTGGATTTCGGGTAGGACGCCCTCCTCCTTCAGGCGCAGGATCGCGCGCTCCAGCAGGGCAAGGCAGAACTCATCGCGCGGCGTGGCCCCGCGCAGCTTGTCGATCAGTGCGATTTCGACGTCCGAGAAGTGCAGGACCAGGGGGACGTCGTCGTCGTCGTCATGCATGATTACTGCATCTCGTCAGTGGTGGCGTCAAATTCACCCTGAAGGTGACGCTTGCGGATGTCGAGAGCGGGCTTGCTGCCCACGGCGGCCAGATCGGCCCCCAACTGCATCGCCGGGGTCGCCAGCGGGCTGAGGAAGTCGTGGTAGTAGCCCCCGGCGGCCCTGGCGGCCAGATCGTCGAGGCCGGCGTCGCGAAGGGCGTTGGCGAGCTTGTCTTTGGTGTGCATCGGTCCTCCCGGGTGTCACGGCCAGGCGCCGACCTGGCGACCGCCATAGAAGGGGGGTGGCGGCCCGGCTCGCCGAGGGTCGTCGTCCAGTCTCGGGGCGTGAGAACGAGACACCCATCGGCTGCGGCTACGCGCCGCGTGACGGAAATCCGTACCATGTCGCGGGCCGGAGGGACAACCGCCGGGTGCGGGTTTTCGTAAGGTAAATTCCCGACATCGGGGCGCCGTCTCAGGGTTTCACCTGACTGAATTGGGGCCTCGGGCGATGATCATGACCGCCCCTTCGTCTCGCCGAGCCGCAGCGCGGTTTTCATGTCGGCGGCGAACTCCTCGACCAGCAGCAGCAGCTCCTCGTCGGAAAACCCGCTCTCGTCGCCATACTGGAACAGCCTGGTGGCGAGAGCCTGCTTGACCAGCATCATGCGGATCACCTTGACCGGGTCTAGGTCGCTGATGGCGGGTCCTCCGAGGCGCCCTTCTTCCGCTTGCGCTTCTTCTCCTTGGCGATGATCACGTCGGCCGCCGCCGCGACGCCCTCGAACCCCGAGCCGGACTGCACCTCCTGGTCGCCGATCATCAGCGTCCCCGGCGCGTCGCCGCGCAGGAAGTCGTCGAACGCCTCGGCGATCTCGACCACGCGGGTGTAGTCGACCCAGCGGATGCCCGGGTAGTGCGGGTCCATCTTCAGCTCGCGCAGCAGGTTCGGGTCCTTCACCTGGTTGTCGGTGTGGTACTTGATCGCCAGCATCAGGGCCATGCCGCGCCGGCCCTCCCCTTCGCTGAGGCCCATGGGCAGGGCGGCCGGATTGGGCACGCGGCTGCGCACCCGGGCGACGATTTCGTCGGCGATGCTGCCGATGAAGTCGTCGGCGCTCATGGCGGTGACGTCGCTGATGTCGATGTCGTCGCCAAACGGCTCCTCGGGGGTGGTGTCGGTCGGTTCGTCGGTCATCGCCGCCCCCTACAGGTTCACGTCGTCGGCGAGGCTCTTGGGCGGCTTGGGCGGTTCGGGGGGCTTGGCGACCTTGGGCGCCTGGGCGCTGAACCTGTCGCCGGACGCCGCCTTCTGGTCGTCGCTGTAGCCGGTGCTGATCGTGCGGCCGCGCGCGAAATTCATCGTGTTGACCGCCTGAGCCGCGAACGCCGCCCGGGTGGTGTCGGTGGCGATGTCGTAGCTGACCGTCTGGCCGGCGGCGAAGCCCATGCGGCGGCCCTGGTTGTAGGCGTCGATCCCGCAGCCCATGAAGTTGAACTGCCAGCCGGCCAGGGTCTTCTCCTTGATCAGCGCCTGGAGCTGGTCCCAGGTGTGCTCGGTCGAGGCGTTCTCGTGGCCGTCCGTCTGTATGCAGATCACCACCTTGGCGTCGGCCCCGGTCTCGGCGATCATCCGCTCGACGCCCTTGATGGTCTTGTAGGCGGCGTCGATCAGCGGCGTCACCGCCTCCGGATGGTAGGTGCCCGCCGTCAGGTGCGGGATGTCGGCGATCGGCTCGTTGTGGAAGACTTTCTCGGTGCGGATGCTGTTGAACAGCAGCAGCGTGAAGCGGATGTCGGACGGCGTCGCCTGTAGCTCGTCGATGTAGCTGTTGAAGGCGTCGATCGTCTGCGGCTTGACCGCGCCCATGCTGCCGGTCTGATCGAGCAGGAAAGTGACGATGGTGGTGGCTTGCGGATCGGCCATGCGGGCCTCCTTGGCGTGTTGAGCCCCTACGAAACGCCGTAGCACGGTGAGCCGGGCCCTGCCACGGAAAATCGTGGTCAGCTACGCCCTTTCGCGTCGGATTTGGCGATGAACGCGTCGGCCTCGGCCCGCGCCTGGCGGGCGCGCCACTCCTCGGTCAGGAACTCGAAAATCCCGACGATTTCGACGTAGGTCAGCCCCGACCGCTCGGCGGTGGTGCGCAGCCGGTCGGCGAGCAGCTTCTGGTTGGCGTGGGTCGACATCAGCGTTTTCTCCTCGCGCGCCTGGAGCGGCGACCCGCCCCCCAGCCGATCAGCCCCCAGAGCACCACCCAGAGCCCGAACAGCGCCTCGGCGGCCAGGTGCGTCACGGCATGGCGTCCGGCGGCCACATGCCGATCCCCACCTCGCGAAACTCGCCGTGCGCCACCCGCGTGAACGCCTGGCCGGTGGGCTCGCCGTCGTTGGTCGGCATCGGCACGAAGGCGATCACCCCCCACGGGCGCACGTCGGACACGATCGCCAGCGCCCCGGCCCAGCGGTGCTCGCCCCTGATCTGGATGACGCGGGCGCCGGCCATCAGCGCGTCGCCTGCACCAGCATCATCGCCGCCAGGGTCAGCTCGCGGGCCTTGCGGGCGCGGGTGCGCGCCACCACCAGCATCCCCGCGTTGTCGGCCTCCAGCGCCGCGCCCACCCGATCCCACGCCAGCAGCGCCTGGAGCATCGCCTGGCGCTCGGTGACCCGGGCTTTGGCCTGCGCGCGGGCTCTGATCGAACGCTCGGTGGAGGTGGTCTGCGGGTGGCGCGGCCGGCGAGGGCGCGGGGCCAGCGGGTCCGGCGGCGCGCCGTTGAACATGAAGTCGTGCGCCCAGTCCTGGGTGTAGTCGCAGCTCGGGCAAATCCAGCCGTCGACCGTGGCCACCAGCTCCTGGTGTGCGTCGGGGTGCGCGTTCGGGCAGGTGAACTCGTGCACCCAGCCGCAACCCTGCCACTCGTTCAACTTGGCCACCTGCTCGGGGGTCCAGAGGGTCACCAGCTCGCTCCCGGCGCCTTCGGCCGGCGGCGGATCGCGTTCGCGTAGCCGATCCCCACCACGGTGTTGTCGTTGGTCGCCAACGCCTCGGCGCGCGCCTTGGCCAGCGCCAGGTAGTCGATCTTGGCGTAGTGGTAGCCCAGCGTCGCCAGCGCGTGGCGAGAGTGGCCCCACTTCGGCGACAGCTCGCCGTCCGGGCGGATGTGGGCGACGCCGGCCATCTGGCCGCTGTAGGGCCTGTGCTGGCCGCGCACCGGGTCAAACCACAGATCGGTGACCAGCCAGTAGCTGAGGTGGTGTCCGCCGTAGAGGGTGCGCTGTTCGAGCTGGTCGCCCACCGCCAGCGCCTCGAACCGCTTCACGTCGCCCGGCTCCCGAAGGCGCTGCGCCACGCGCGCAGGGCCTGCTGCACGGCGGGCATGCCCTCCAGCTCGGCCAGCTCGCCCGGATCGGGCCGGCGCAGGCGCAGATCGTCGTCGTAGATCAACAGCGAGCCGCAGGCGATGCAGATCGAGCCGTCGTTCGGGCAGGGCGCCGAGCCGCTGCCGCTGGGCAGGTCGGTCGCCGCGTCGACCGCGTGGCCGCAGTACGGGCAGGCGTCCGGCGGGGTGCGGTGCAGGCTCACCAGGTGTCGCTCGCGCCGCCCCCGCCGCTGTCGCCGCCGCCGCCGCTGAAGTCGGGCGTGGAGGTGTCGGGGGCGCTCTCGATGCTTTCCAGGGCCTCGACCGCGCTCGTGGCCGTCTCGATCCCCGAGAGCGTGCTGCTGTCGTCGTCGGCGTCGTCGTCGTCGCGGTCGGCCGGCGGGTCGGGGAGGACGGGCGGCTCATACGGCTCCCAGTACGAGCCCGGCGCGTTGGCGTGCATGGCGATCTCGCCGGTGTGCTTGTGTTTGAACCAGAGCATCGGGGTCTCCTTGGTTTTCGGGCGCAGGCCGTGGGCCAGCAGGCAGTTTTCGGCCACGCACTCGCCGAGGTGGTTGACGTAGGTGATGCCGCAGCCCTCGCAGATCACCCGGCCGGCCGACCCGGGGCTCACCAGCCCGGCCAGGTCGCCGAAATCCTGGCCGAACTCCTCGATCGAGCACTGGCGGCAGAAATCAGCCATGCTGAGCCTTTCCGGGGTGTTTCCGCGAGCGGCGGTCGACGCCCGGCAGTAGGAGCACCGAGGGCACCCAGTGCGGCGCTTTGTAACTCCTGAACCGCTTGGCGATGGGCTGCGTCGGCATCATCCCGTCAGCCACGTAGACGAGGTAGCTGGTCGACCCCAGCTCGGCCAACCCTTCGTTCAGCAACTCCTCGATCAGGCGCAGCGCATCCTCGGTCAGGCCGACCCAGATGAACACGTTCTCCAGCTTCGGCCACGGCAGCAGGTAGGGGCCGTCGCGGAAGTGTTCCGGCCAGCGCCCGGCCAGCTCGGCGAACGACATGTCGCGGCTGACTTCCAGGTCCGCGACGATCTGCGCTTTCATGGCCAAGCCATCCGCTGAGAGGCGGACCCGTGGCCGCCAAACCTGATCAGCCATGCGGGAACACCCCCAGCGCCGCGCGAACCGCCGCCGCCTTGTCGGAGGTGAGCGGCGTCGACTTCAGCATGGTCACGTTGATGTTGCGCTCGGGGTTCCAGAACCCCAGGAAGTCGCCGTGGTCGTACACCTCGATCGGCGCCCCGAAGCCCTCCAGCGCGATGCGCTCGCCCGACGTCACGTCGATCTTCTCAGCCATCGCGCGGCTCCGGGGCCTCGTTGGCCAGCCGCTGCTCCAGCCGATCCAGGATGTCCTGCAACATGTCGCGCACGTCGACCTTGTTGGCGTTGCTGATGTAGTTGAACAGGCCGGGCGGCCCGCCGAAATTGCCGGCCGCCAGGAAGAACCACACCTTGCGATCGTGGCCCTTCAGCTTGCCGTTGAACGTCTCGTCGAGCGCCTGGGCGAGGCCCTGCATCTGCGCGCGGTAGGCCGGGTCGATCGGGCCGGGCTCGGCGGGGGGGCGGCGCTTGGAAGTCATCGCCTCGGCCACGCGAAGTAGGCGAACAGCAGCACCACCAGCAGCGCCGTCGCGATCAGCACGTCGCCCATGTGGTTGTGCACGGTCACCGATGGGGCCCGTAGACCAGCAGC